TTCTAAAACCTCTAAAGGAGTGCCTTCTAAACGAACCCCTCCTTTAAGGAATTTCATTTCAGATTGAGCTACTAAATTATCGAATTGTGATTCAAATATTTTGACATCACGTTTACCAAGCTCAATAGCGGTTTGAGCATCTAGCTCAGCTTTTTTAGCATTACGTTCTGCTATCTGTTGATTAGCTCTACCTTCTTGTTCTGCGGCCTTACCTCCCATTACGGAAGCTCCCGCACTTAATATTGAACTAGCCATTAATAAATCCTCGAATATAAATAATAATCATTGTCGTCTAAGTATTTTTTCATTAATCCCTCTTTTTCTAATCCAAGCCATTCAGCAAATTTATGACCAATTTCATAATCTGATTTAACTGTGGTTTGTAATCGGTGAACGTCATATTTCACCATAACTTTATTAAAAATCTTTTTTATTATCCTGGCTGTAGCTATAGGATGTTTTTGTATATCTGCGGTTGCCATAACCCAGCCTTCAAAAACATGATCCCATAATTCAACCATTCCACCTGCTGCAATTATTTTTCCATCTATTAAACCTGTCCAGCTTGTATCTGGTTTGACTAATTGCTCTAAGTTTTTTAAATATCTTTCTTTAACATTTACTATGTCAGCGTTCATTTCGTTTGTTGCAATGAACCTGGCATGTTCAAAATTAAACGGAATAATCTCTATCATCCTTCATACGTTGTTACTTCAGGGTAAATAGCAAGTACCGTTAAAGGCAACGGCAGCTGCTGACGAACATAAACATAACCGTCTGTGTTATAATCATCCCTAAATTCAACTTTTTTATCTCCAGTAAATAACGCAACAGGCAATCCCATTAGCTCAGCACTTGATCTAAATGGTAATACCTCCATATCGTCCAGGCTGCCGCCTACTTCAATACCTAAACTTTTATGTAATCTAACTGTAATTTCATTAACTCTCTTAACTTTAGATTGCGCCACGCCTTGAGCTGATCCAGCTTCAATCCGTAAGGTTTGCAATATTGAATCATAGTTCAATCCTGCATGTACCTTTTGTGCGGATCGATCCAGGGTAACACTACCTCCACTTACCGTTTTATTGGCATGAGATGCACCATCAGCTAAAATACTTATGGTTTCACCTTCTAAATGATCTAGTCCACTAATTGTAGTTGTCGGTACGCTGTCATAAGTTAATCCGCTATCTAAAAAGAAAGCATCGTCTTGAGTATCACCAAAATTAAAGTTGTTTAAATATTCTACATACCTTCTAGTTGATCCATCTACATATCGATTAACAATCATCCATAGTTGATACTCTCCGTCATCAGCAGGTATCACTGAAATAGATTCTACTTTAGCGTCTTGTAAAATTTTATCAGTTTGAGTTGAACCAGTTGAGCTATATTGTAAATTAGCAAATACATCTAAATCTTTTGAAGTAGCAATCTTAAATTGATTATCATCAATTCTTTTAACATAATATTTTGCACCATCGGTTAGACCTGATAAGGCAGATCCACCTGAGCTAAAGTAAAAAGTATCTCCAGTAGATAATCCGTGAGATGCTGAATAAACAACATCGGTTGCAATATTAACACCTTCAAAAATATATTGTGTTGTATCTGAGCTTGGAGCTGACGTTAAATCAACAGCTGTTCCTGCGGTTGCATTTGCAGATGTTGTAGCAAGTTTTAAAGTATTACTGTCAGTTGCTATAGCATAATATAAAAGATCAGTTGTTAATCCTCCAATTGCATTAGATGCTGTGTAATAGTAAACAGGATCACCTGTACTAAAACCATGAGAGCTGATTGTTATTGTATTACTAGCAACACTGACATTAGTTGAGTTTGAGGTAAAACTTTTGAACAATCTTACAATTGTTTTTCCTGTATTATAATAACCTCCGACAATGTGTCGATGCCAGCCAACAACGCCCTCTGTTCTTTGGTATGTTAAACCAAGTAATGCACCATCATCTCTTGTGGCCCATAAAATACTGTCAGGTTCTTGTTGATAGGCAAGTTGTGTTATACCACCTTCAGTCATGTGTTCTGCTAAAATAGTCATGTCTGGTGCAACATAACCATCAACATCATAACTATAAACCAGTTCTCTTAATTTTCTTTTTGCCCGTTGCATAAACAAAGTAACGTTGGCTATTTGTACGGCATCAATATTGGCAGAACCATAGTTTGTTTGTTTTGTAATTTGAACGTTGGTTGGAGTTATTGGTTCATTAACACTTCCTGACGTTGCAACAAACTCACCGCCAACAGTTCCAATTAATAATTCTTGTTGAGCTGATAAATAACGTATGGCGTTCACCTGGTTAGATGCAATTGTATAAATCATAGCATCAGTATCATCAGTACCTGTTGTCATGTTGGTATAATCAGATGCTTTACTAAACCATAATGTTTGTGGATTATCGTTACTGCCTGCAAACACTAAACGTTGTTCAAAGAATGTAACTGATGAAGGATATTTATCTGTAGTTGTATTTAGGTTGGGGCTTGGTGATCCGCTAATACTTGGAGTAGCCATAGTCCAGGATGTATGCCCTGTTCGAGTTAATGATCGAATTGCATACGATGGATGCACCAAATACATAAGATCAGCAGATTGTGCAAATTTAATATCAAACAAATGAGCTGTTGCATAAGGAGATGCAATTTCATAAATCTTATAAGCAGTTCCTGCTGATGCATAGGTGGTTAAAGATGATGTATCAAAATTATTCCCCTCCATGTCTGTTAGATTAAAAGTATTGGTTGTTACTCCTGCAACTTTAAACTGACGGCCATTTAGTTCTGTCATTCCTACAATGCCAGATAAAATTACATAGTCACCGTTTGAATAGCCATGAGAGCTAGCAGTTACAACTCCAGGACTAGCTTTAGTAATAGCTGAAATTGTTTTACCAGCTTCAGTAATAATTCCATTATCTTTATAGAAACGAACGTATTGATTACCAAACTCTAAGATGTAAGTTTGTGTTGTTGAAAATTCAAAAGGAATTAAACGTGTCTTTGCACTACTGGTTTTTACCTCATTAGTAAATACGGTTCCTGGTCGTCTTGATGCTCCTCCGTGCGGATGGATCACCATATTTTCAAGTGTCTTACATCCACTAAAATATTTATCCAGGTCTGTTCTACCATCTAAACGTGGAGACAGTTCACCTGCGGTAAAATTTGTAAAAGCAAAAGTTGTCTTAGGCATTAATACCTCGAATTAATAAATGTGCTTGCATCTACATCATAAGGAGTACCTTCAGTTGCATCTACAAATCGAGCTTCTTTTAATTTTTTTTGATAAACTTCTTCTAGTTGTTGTGCTAACGAATTCGATTGTGTTATTGCATACGCCAATTCAGCTGCTAATCGAGCAGCTATCGTTTCAACTAATAGTGTATCATACTGTTGAGGATCAGTTATTTTTGCAAGGTAAGTTAAATAAATCGTACTTTCATCTGTTATAACTTTACGTCCTTCTATTTTATATATTTGTCCATTATCCAACATTGAAGAGGAGCCATCGTGGAACCCTCCAATTTGTATTACCCGTAAACAATCAGCAGGTAATGTATATTGATAATCGTATTCATAAGCAGGTGTAGTCGTATCTGCTGCTAACTGAACACGTTTTACTAAACAGTTCCAATAATGCGTTCTAAAAACAGCATCTCTAAGTGGTTCATATCTTTGGTTGCATAACCTGGCATTTTTTGCATTTTCTGTTAATGCGGTAATATTTGAAGCCCCTAAACTGTTAAGAGCTGAATTACATATTTCTACTACTGATGTCATATTATCCTACTAATGTTTTTTTCTTTTAAATATTTGTAAAAGAAGGACAGCCGCATAACGACTGCCCCTCTAAGTTGTTTTATTGATTAATCAACCACATAAAGCATTTGCAGCTCTACTGTGCCAGTACCAGTGGCACCAGCTAAAGTAACAGTTACTGGGTAACCGTCACCGTCAGCATCAACAACTGTGTTTCTGCCAAGAGCAGATGTTACAGCAACTGCAACAGTAGTTATCGATGTTGAAGCAGCAGCAGCAAAGAACTCGTCTGCATCTAAAGCAACAACTGTACTATCAGCATTTTTATATGCTGCGTGACCAACTGCTAAAGTTGTAGATGAACCCATTGCATCGTGAGTTAAAGTACCTTCTAGGATTCTTGCTCCACTAGGTAAATTAAACATCTCGATAACATCACCAGCTGAGAGTGATGATGCTTCGTAAAGTGCATAAGCAATACGCACTCTACCGCCTGTTTCATTAGGTTTGATTTTATCAGAAGGAACGTTCTGGTTCCATTTTGTTTTCTGTACTGAATAAACTGTAGCCATAATGTCCTCCTATTATTCGTTGCACGGAATTTGGTAAACTTTAACTTCTTCCATTCGAGTTGCACCAACTGACATAGAATAATAAACTTGAGTTGAGTAGTTTTTATCACTTCTCTCATCAATTTTAGCTTGTATGTCCTTGCCAATAGCAAGTTTGATAGCATCTTGAGTGAAGGCAAAGCATAGCCTGTCATCCGTATTGGTTGAATCAAGGTTTAATCTAGTTGAAGTAATAAACTTGAAGCCTAAGAAGCTATCAAGTTCACCCTGGGCTAGAGCCTTAACTGTATTATAATCACTAGATTTAATTTCTGTGGTTGCTAACAAATCAGAGATTTGTGTAGGGCCACAGACAATATACCTAGAGATCGATGGATCAACATCTTGTAAATCAAAACGTTTCTTAGCTGCCAGAAGTTTGGCAATTGTTAAACCGTCTGATTGGTTAGATGTTGCAAACTTACTTGCTGAAGGTAGAGAGGTAGATGTACCGCCTGCAACTCCAGTGTAAGCTGTGCCGTTCATAGCAGTTATAATGACATCATCGATCGATCTATTCATAGCCGAAGCTGCTGCTTTGGCATAACTAGAT